TTCCGCCGCTTGCTTTACAGTTACAATATCACCTCCAGTAAATGATGCCAATGTGTCTCTCATTCCTGCAACCATTTGTGATGCTATTGCAGATGAATCTCCAGTCTTTTCTGCATCAAGCATTGCAGCCTGAAGTCCTATTGAGGTTCCAAGCATACCAGAGTTAGCACTAGCCCCACCAATCTCAAGACCACCCCTTTGAAATGTCAGATAAGCAAGTCCATAATCCTGCGTAACTTTATTTAGCGCCCTTGAAAGACTTGATGTCAAATCAACCGCGCTTTCAATGCCCAGGCCCATACTTTCGAGAGAATCAGTGAAGCCACTCAAGATTGGCCTACCAAACTCTGCTGTCATTCCAAGCTTTTCAAAGCCGGAGGCCGCCCTCATTAGGCCTTGCGAAACTGAATCAACGCTAAGGCCAGTTTCCTTGGCGACCTCACTATACATACCAAATGTTTCAATAGACTCTTGAGCCGTCATGCCCTGAACCTTCATCATTCTATTTAGCTGCCTAATATATGTAAATTGATCCAGGCCAATAGCATTTGATTGTGCTGTTGCAGCCGCTAAAAGCGATGTTTTTTCAGCCCCAATAGAAACCGTTTCAGACAAATCTGATAAAGATAAGTTTGTATTTTTTGCCGAACTAGCAAAAGCCTTTAAAGCATCAGCGCTTAAATAGACGCTCTCTCCAAACTCTGAAGATACCGCTTTTCGCATTGTGCTGACAAAGCCTTCTGCGTCATCTATTGTCTCTCCAAACCTTTTGCCAAGATTAAACATTTCATTGGAATATATTCGATGTGTTTTCGTTGTCCTATCAACAGCTGCAGTGACAGATTCGAACACTTTTATCATATCTTTTACGATATCCGTTGCCCCACCCACAACAGCAGTGCCTACTCCAAACGCTTTGCTAAATGCAGGTCCAACTAATGGAATTTTCTTTAGCAAATCTGTAGGCAAAAGGCCCTCTAAAAGTGCTGAACTTTCCTTTATTACACCCATTGCGCTGACTACGCTCGATTTTAAGCTTTTAAAGGCACCCTCTCCCTTGTAGCCTGCATCTGCAAGATTGCCAAATGCATTACCTGCATTTGTAGCTATGTTTGAAAATCTCTGAAGTGTAGTTGTTGCCTTTTCTAGGGCGTCACCTGATCGGCTAGCGTTTTTGCCCACTTGTTCTACTGCCCGGCCAGTCTCCCTAAGTCTCTCTCTTATTTCTGACTGCTTAACGCCAATCTTGCCCATGGTGTGTAGAAAGTGCTTACTTTTTGTATCTGCTCCTAAAATTGATGCCCTTAGATTATCAATTTCTTTTTGCAGTTGTGCTATCTTTGGGTCAGCCATAAAAATCCTGAGATATTTGCTATCTTACTTCTTTATAATCTTAGAGAGACCGCTTATATCACTCGGCAGTCTTCTTCTATCTCCGTTGCTATTATTTGTATTATAATTAGTATTTTCATACTTGTTACGAAGTATATCCAATACCTCATCGGATATTATTTGGCCATCTTCGATCTTTTTATTAAATTCTTCGTCTGATTCAAAGCGGTCATTATTTTTTGTGTCTCGCGACATTCTTATTTTTTCAACAGCTTCAGAGTTCCAAAATGAAGCTAAATATTCGACCATATTTAAGTGACTTTCATTCTGTCTATCTAAGTCATTTTGTATACAGATTGCGTACCAATACCATTGGGCCTCAGTAATATTTTGAAATCTTTTGTCATCTACTGCACAATTCCATATTTTGCACAGCTCCCATCGGAGCCAACTTTCTGACTCCTTACTTATTTTTTTACGGAGTCAATGCTTACCTCTTTGTTGGAATCTACAACCATTTTCTCATACTCGTCATACAATCTATCTATCAAATTTACCTGCCATGAAGATATTATATCAAACATATCAATGCCCTCATTGGCTGCAAGATCAATGGTTGATGCCCCATCTATTGCAGTTATTGACTTTGATAAAATAATTGGCTTTATTTCAGAAACCCTCGCATCCTCTCCGTCCATAAGCTCTGAATAAACTTCTTTTTGCTGCATAGCATTAAGAGTTTGAAGCTCAAAAGTGTGCCCCAATATCTCCACACCTCTTGATACTCTTCCTAGAAAAATTAGATCTCTAAGCGTTTTTGATCCCAGCCCAGATTCTTCCGAAACTCTCTCTAATCCTGCACTAGTATCTTTGTCTCTGACGCTTGACCCCATATCATGACCAACTGAAGCTGTTCTTTTTGGCATTTAAATTATCTCCTAAAATAAAATTAACTATAATATAATACTTATTCGTATCCAACAAAACAAATGCCGCCTTATTTATAAGAAAATAGGCGGCATTTTAATAAAATATGACTATATATTTTTAATCAAAAGCTGCCGTAAAAATACCTTGATAGTCCATAGAGCCACGGCGTCCATTGACACCTGCATCTGCCTCTGCTTCAATATCATCAAGATCTCTACCATCGCCAAGATCCCTCTTGTTCTCCCAGCTCTTTCCTGCCAATGGCTCTGCATTCTGCGTTGTTGATACATGCTCGGCAGAAACGCTGGCCTGTTCCATAATAACATAATCAGAGGTTTGATATGTTTTTGACAAACTCTCGAACCAACAGTTATGATATGTTGTTGTTATCCAAGAAGTATCAGTGCCGCCTGCTGACTTATCAAAAACCATTATATCAAATGGTATTCTTTGGGCCGCAATATTTCTAAAGCCTCTTGAAAATGCTTCAGTAACAGATAGTCCATCAAAGACCACTCTTTGTATATTGAGCTTTATCGTTGTACTAGACTGCGGAACAAGCTCTATTTGACCATCTGTTCCAACTTCATTTATTGGCTTTATAGACCTGCTCTGCTGCTCTCCAAAGCTTTGAATTGCGCCAACGGGATTTCCGTTAACCATAATAACAATCTGCGTAGATAACCCGGTTTTAGTATATGAGTCAAGCACACTTCCTGTTTGTGGATATTCTGCTGCCATTTTAATATTCCTTTAAATCTTATAGTATTCCTACTTCAATATCAATATAAACATAGTTTATCGGATACGCTGGCACAAATCGCAAAAATACATTCATTTGCCTTGGGTCAACTTTATCTCTTTCCACCGTTATATCCTTATAAGAAGTAACCAAACCTTGAGCAATCATCCCAGTCATAACGCTCTTTGCCCTTAAGCTCATTAGCGTAGTGGTGTTTTCATCCTGAACTCTACCAATAAAGCCTCTCATTGAATTTCTCAAATTCTCTTTAACTCTATCTCTAATGAACATAACTGATATCTCCTCATCCTCTACAAATCCGGATGTGGAGGTTGTTCTCCCTGCTAAAATTTTTCCGCCGCCAGTTACTGGAACTAGCATTGTTGCGCCAACAGAGCCGAGTGCATTTTTCGTAACCTCTCTTAGCATTTTATCTCTTAGAATTGAGAATCCAGAAAGAGTCTTGTGAGTTAGCGGTATTGCGATATTCTGTGTTGCAGAAAGTCTTCCTGCTGCTGCAGCAGCAACATAAAAACCATGAATTTTTGTATTCGTTCCATTTACATTTCTAACAATCTCATCTGGCCAGAAGAAAACTGCACGATTGCTTGTGTAATTCTCATCCAATTTAAAATTAACAAGATCTTCTACATTTCCACTTAATACTTCCTCGGGATCATCTCCCTGTATTCCCTCTATTATTCCAATATCTTCAACCGCAATTTCTTCCTGGCCAATTAATGCGGCTGGAGTTACACCTCTTTGCGCCCCAATTAGTGCCATTCTTTCTCTTTGATTTGCAATAGTGCTCATATTTTCGCAATGATTTACAGTTGCTCTAAAGATAGACGACATAGACTGATTCGGTAGCGGAACAATAATTTGTGCATCATGCGCCTCCATTACCTCAAGTGCTTCGAACCAATTTGTATCAAAAAAGTCAGCATCATTTTCGTCAACATAAGATATCCTTATTCCATCACCAGGAGCCAAAACTCCACTGCCGACAAGGTCCCTGTGTATCAATAAAGCTGCATCAACATTTGTCGTATCTGATGGGTCTCTTGTAAAAAATTGAACATCCTGTAGGTCGAGCGGGCCCTGAAAAGGCTGGGGCCCTATAACTGCAGCGCTACTGTCACTCAAAACACTACTTATTGTAAGTATGGGATCTTGACCTGGAGCACCAAACAGTAAGTTTGATATTGAATCGGCGGTAGTAAATACTGAACCGGCAGAGTCCTCAAGGCTAGTAATAACTATTTCATGCCCAACATGGTCTGCATCAAGATCTATTTCAAGGGAACTAAATATAGTTCTTTGTCCATCGGTTTCAACCGATCCATTTTCTCCAATAAACTCTACATCAAAACCTGTATTTACAACCGTGTATCCAAACGAAAAGTCAGAGCTACTAATAAAATTTCTCTGGCTCGCATCCGATTCTAGCTGAGTATTATAGAATGCAGTTTTATTCGGGAAAATTTGTGTCTCTACACCATTTCTTATCGAAAATAAACTTACACTCGTTCCAGGTGCGGGCCTACCAGATCTAAGTCCAGTAATCGGCCTTGGAATAACCAACCTAAGATCATCAGGCTCACAAGCATCGGCATTACCTCCGCAAGCTGCAAAGCCACCCTCGCCAAGTGAGTCAACCTCTTCAATAAGAGTTACTGACGTTTTTCTTGGAACTGGTGGCCTACACTGCATTGCCAAAATTCCAGGAGCCCCATTTTCAAATGCAAGTTGAGCACCAAGGGCAAGTGTATTATTTACTGATGGCCCACCATGCTTTTC